AACCTTAGCTACTGAATTCATTACTGCGGCAATACGTCCGATGTCTCTCAACTGCTCAACAGTATAACCCATAGTCTTCAAACCATCGTAGTGGGCTTTTACGCAAAACTCGCATTTCCCAACAATGCTTGCGGCCAGACTAAATGCTTCAAAGTTCGACTTGGTAGTTCCGCCATGTGACGCAATAGCGTTCATGCGCAACTGTGCTGGCAAGCCTTTTAGACTAGGATCATCCGCCATTTCAACATAGGGGTACCAGATATTGTTTTGTGACATGATGCTTGCGGCAGTCATTGCTGACTCTGCATGTACTGGACTATCTGCTAACAAAATACTTAATACTTTGCCGTTACCAGTAACGGCCAATGCGGCTACAGCACAACCCATAGCTACATCAGCATCTAATGTACTACGCAAAAGGACAGCATCCAAGTTTAACTTAGTGTCCTTTGCGTATTCTGGCAACGCACTTTTAATAGTGTCGTTGAATGCCATATTATAGAGTCTCCCCGCCGACTTGTCTATTACAAGCACATAGCTCATTCGTCTGACAGGCATCCAATACACGAAGTGTTTCTTCTGGGCTACGACCCACATCCAAGTTGTTGACAGTAACATGTTGGATTGTGTTGTCGGGATCGACGATGAATGTTGCACGTAGTGCGGCACCTGCTGGAGCATAGAACACACCTAGTTGTTCTGCCAAACTCAACTCACCTCTCTGTGTGTCTGCAAATTGCGTGTGTGTGATCTTGATTAGGTCCGCGTGTGATTTTTGCCATGCCAACTTGCAAAACTCATTATCAGTACTACCAGTTAGCAATACTGCATCACGATCCGCAAAATCTTGATTCAATCGATCGTATGCTACGATTTCGGTTGGACATACAAATGTAAAGTCCCTGGGATAGAATACAATAACTTTCCATTTACCCGCAAAACTTGTTTCATCAATTGTGAAAAAAGCATCTTCGGGTTGCCCGGGGCGGACTCCGATCACTGCAAAGTGTGTTAATTTATCGCCGATTGTTTTCATGTTTTTCTCCTTTAATGTTAAATTGAAAACTCATTAGTGTTTTCACTAATACTTTATTGTAATAGTATTTAACAATTAAGTCAATGAAAATAATAGGTTTTTACCAAATATATTTTTATGGGGTCAATAGAGAAAATTTATTAACGACGTTCTCGGCCCAATCCTGCTGAAGATTTACCAGCAGTTGATGCACCTTTAGATCGTCCTATTGCATCTGCGCCAATGCTATGTGCCTTGCCGGCTTTTGATACTTTGGCATCCAGCTGAGCTACTTTTTGTGACGATGCTTCGGCCCCGCCACCTTCATCTTCGTCATCCTTCTCGCCAGGGAATCCCAATTTGAAACTAAAGCCGCCACCAGTGGGATCGCCTACACTGCTCTTATTTTTAACTAAAATAGTTCCATCAAGTTTGGCAGGCCACTGTGTTCTAAATGTCATTGCACCGCCTTGATACAGAGCATATTGTTGTATAAAATTCATTTCCAAAACTTGTAATATAGTTGATTGGAATTCAGGAATAGCCCCGCCACTATTAATAGCTCGTGCAACTTCTTTTTTGATCGCATAAATTAACAATCCACCATCAGTTGCCTTTCCTTTGGCGTTAATACCCTGCCACATTTGACTATATGTTTGCGGCAAAGAAACGCCAGTTTTCCAACTCTCAACAGCACGTTCAACCAGTCTGGGATTTTTACTTGAGAATGGTAAAAATTTAACAAACTTTTTGTCAATGCTTTCAGGATAGTGTGCGTATATCAAATCCATTGCATCAAATGCTTGACTGATTGTGGAAGGACCACGTGTGGTGTCGGTTTTTTGACACAACTCAATAAACTCTACTGCCGTTTTTAGCTTACGGTTCTTTTTAATATCATCAGGAATAGTTAGACCCGAAATAGCAGGTGGTGCACCACCCCCTGTGCCTTTGCTGCTGATGTTGATTTTACGTTCGCCATCTAGGCTGGTAATATTTGCATAGCTGTCGGCTATGTTGGTATTTGATGCACCCGGGAAGTCAAATATAAAATCAGCAATACTGCCACCCATCCAAGCCTCAAATTCGGCTCGTTTGGGGAAATCTGTTTGGTCATATAGTATTGCCAGTATTCCTAGATATTCGCCCGCATAGTCTACGATGGCTTTTCGTGTTTTTTCCATATCTTTTTGTTGATATTCGGGAGGGAAAACCACTGCATCTCCGGCTTCGATATATCTTGCCAATTGGATAATTACTTTACCATAGTCAGTACTGTTCAAAACAGGATTATTGACAATCACTCTCATTAATCCATGTCCGGGAATTTTTTGATCAGTTATACCAATTGTCTTGGGCTTTACTAGCAATGATTCTTTACCAGTAGGAGCAGATCCAGGATTGTGTGGATCGCCTTGTTGCCCGCCCAAATCATCAGTTTTTAGAAGATTGCTTAGTGCTATTGAGCCGCCAACAGCAACACCGTTTTTATTACAGGTACGAACTGATATTGCGCCCTTGAAACTGCCGTCTCTATACATTGTTGCTAATCTTCTAGCTTCGGCAGGTAGTATCCAAACCTGCTGACGCTCTAGATTTAGAAACGGATCCAGATTGGCAATTTTCCAAAGAAACGTTTTGAATCTTTCGTCTTTGCCTTTAAAGGTGCCAGGTGCAAGATTAGGGATCTTATTTTCCCCGGCTTCGTTTATTTGTTCTAATTGGTTTATAAGTGTACGGATATCGATCATAGTCTAGTATTTATTAGTTCTTTGCAAAACGCCAATCGCGATCCAGCCAATTGAATATCAAGTCCTCTTGTCGAACATGACCAAATTTGTTTACACTGTTGGCAACACTGTCGTTTACTACTCGTTGATCAATTAGATCGTGCCAAGTTGTAGTTGCTGGATCCAAGGGCTCACTGTTTTTGTAAACGGCAAAATTCATCCAAGGATTGTTTTGATCCATATGTACATAACAATCTCTACAGTCAAAGCCTGAAACAGCCAACATGTATATCAAATTACAAACATTATAGTGATAATAGCAACCACTATAACTGCGTGTTTGTATACGATTGTATTCGTAGGTTTGATGTTGTGGCAAACTCAATACCAACATGCCATTGGTGTTCATCGTTTGATTCCAAACTCTCAAAGTTTTCAAAGGATCTATGCAATATTGAAAACTGTCGTGACTCCACAACAGGTCTACTTGTCTGGGAACTATACGCTCGTTAAAATCACCTTGCATGACCATGATGTTGCTAGATTCCAGTACTGCCGGATCAATTTGTTGTGTGTCTTTATCAACTGCATAGCATATGTAATTTCGAGGTTCCGGCGGAGTGTCACGAGTGTATAAGGTAGCAAACCAATTGAGGTCAAGTCCTGAACCACACCCCATGTCTGCAATCACTTTAATACTGTCTAAAAAACTGTCGTATTCGTATAATAATTTCAGTATTGATTGGCTGTGTTCGTGGCTTTCGTATATGTTTCTAAATTGATTCATTGCTCAGTATATCCAATACTACAGTTTCTTTAAATTTTTTAAGCCGGGGTTCAAGTTGATGACAGGCTTTGGCAATGTCATTTTCCTCGCCCCAAGCACGTTGAGTTGCCAAATGTGTGGCCCATATAGCACAACTTTCTTTGGCTATTTCTACATCCAAGGCATTGTGATAAGGACGGGCGCGGCAACAAGCATCATACTCGGTCAATAGCTCGTCTGCACGTTTACGCCAATCCATCAGACCACCACATCCTCCATGCCCGCAGTTCGCAGACGAACCACATGTCCCAACATAAAGTTTTTACTTTCTATGCCTTTCATTACCCCAAGCCATTTGTTTCTCAATAGTGCAACCTCATTGATAATGGTTTCCATGTCAATTACTTCATCTTCGGCTTCGGCATATTTTTCAGCATCTCTGCTGGTTAGTGCTCGTGCATATCCCTCTAGATATTTTTTATAATATGTTTGCCGTATTCGTCGCAACTGAATATTCAAATAGTTCAACACTGCCTCAATCTCCTGCAACTGATTAAATCTATGCTCGGTTTGGCCAGGCAAATTGCTCAAAGCACGTTCAACGTTGCCTTGAATTTTTATCTCGCTCTTGGCAGATATCAATTCATGGTCGTAATAATCAATAAAGTTTGGAATTTCGCTTAGGTTCGCAACCACCCGATTGTACCACATTACTCGTCTTCGTCGTTGTAGTTGTCGGTGTCTTCTTCCACATATTCTTTAAGGGCTTTTTTGAGATTGTTGTCGCTGCCACCAAATTCTTGTAAATCAATATCTCCTAATAGATCTACCAATACACTCATCAAGTTATCGGCAGCCTCCTGTCGGTCCTTTACTGGAATATACTGTTTTAAAATAGTGTATGTTTCACTAAGCACTTCTATATCAATACTCATTCTGTTGCTTCCTCTTCGGGTTGTGGTGTTGTTGTGACATGATGTGGATTGCGGACAAAGTCAATCATCACTTGATCCAAGCACTCATCATCGTTCTTTTCCCAGGCTTTACGAAACTTTTTAATTATTGTGCCATCAGCCAGTGTGTATTTAAGGCTGTTACCTTCTTTGGCTAGCAAACCTTTGTCTTCAATTAAATCCACTAGGCCACTATAGGGATTCATTCCAGTCTCGTACGGAATCTTGACTTGCACACTCTCGAAAGGTTTTGCATAGCGTGTTTTCATTATCTTACAAGCAGCTCTAATGCCATTTACTTCGCTTACTTTATTGCCATCTTCGTCTTCTTTTAATTTCAATTTGCGCATGGCTACCACAATACTGCTGGCATAGATAAAGCCTTGTCCGCCCGAGATCTTGTCATCGGGATCAAACATGTCTTGACTGGCATAAGTGTGTGCTGTACAAACCAATCCTAGGTTCAAGTTGCCAAACATGTTTACACAGTTGCGTACCAATGATGCTAGTGCTTTGGGTTTGCGGCCCATGTCGCCCTTCATGTCGCCTGCTTCAAATTGATTGACATCAGTTGGTGTCAACAACATGCCCAAACTGTCCACAACAAACAAAACTTTTGGACGCTCAAGTTCGGGAAGTATTTTGTATTCTTTCACAAACTCACTGATCATTTTGGCAACATCATCAATCATGGCCATGTTTAACTTGAGTAATTTATCTTCGCTTGTGTCCACATTTAGTGCGTGTAGCCATTTTTCATCTAGAGCATTTTCTGTATCAATTAAAATAACATACACACCTGCTTTTTGTGCATTTGACACTAGATTACCGCTGCAAATAAAACTTTTACCAGCACCGCTTTCGCCAGCAAATACTGTTACTTTGCCAAGAGGGACACCTTTGTTAAAGTCTCCACTAATCAAATAGTTTAATGCATAATTGTTGGTACTGATCCAATCTGTGGGGTCATTAAATCCCACAGATATCCCATCAATGCTCTTTGTAATACTTTTTCGAAATTTTGAAATGTCAAATGGTTTTACCATGATAATTTTCCTTAAGTTGATATAATTCTGTAAAAATTTTACTGCTGTCTAACTGACGTCTTGTGTCTAATAACAACAGTTGGTCAAATGATTTTTTTAAATTTTTTACAATTGGTTGCGAAATATAAAATAACAAATTACGGTAACTTTCTTCCAATAGAAATCCCGGTTTTTGATTTATTCTATACATCAATTGTTCTGTTAACAAGTGTAACACACTATTTGGTAAATGTCTAACATTTAGATAATCAGGATTTATCAATGCGCCAATTATAAAACTATTGTTGTGAAATCCCAATTCCTTGAGATAGTCAACACACCCAAATACACTATTGTAATTCAATAAAAAATACAACATATTGAAAGACACCTTGTGATTTAAATTTTGAATAGTGGTTAAATTTTTCAAAAAATCAGCCCAGGACCCGCCATAGCGAATGTATTCGTATTCTTCTTCTATTGTTTCCACGCTTACAGTCCAATGTACATTTTGAAATTTACACACACGGTCAAAGATCTTGGTATCTATTTTACTGAGATTGGTATTTATTCTTAGATTGACTTTGGGATCAAGCAACTCTAATAGATCGAGATTTTCTTTCATTAGTAAAGGTTCGC